CCCACTTAGGATCTAAATCAGTTCCATCAGGATTCTTATCTTTAAATCGGGTTCCTCGGTGAGCATTTTCTTCTTGCCATTTTTTATGTAAACCTTCCCCCATTGTTAAACCAAGTTCTCTTTCTTTTTCCTGAGCTTCACTCTTCTTACGAGCCTCCTCTTGACGCATGGCACTAATATCATGAGAAACATCATGATCACTCATCCAAGTAACAGTACCCTCGTAGGAATCTCCCTGTGCCCTTATTTCCCACTCCTTCGTATCAGGATTTTGAACTTCAAGATAAAATTGAGTTCCTGCCCCACTTCCATGTCTAATGCGACCGACAGGGAGGGGGTTACCCTTCTCATCTTTTCCTCGTTCCTTTATTGGTAGTAATCCATTTTTTAGAGCAGCTAAATTTGCTGCCATTTCCGCATTATTAAAAGATATAGATTGAGAATCTTCTTCTAAATGTCTTTTTTGTTTTACACATTCCCTATCAGACCCACAGGCAATAGCATATCTTGCCATTATGTAATCCAAACCTTCGCCTGTTAAAACTCTACCATCCAACTTCCCCTTCGGTCCCTTCCCCAAACCCTTCTTTGTGCTATTTTTTTTACTTCGTAACCTCTTCACCATTGCAGCACCTTTAAGGTTACCTCTTATGCTTTCTACCTTTTTCTTACAAAGTTCTTGTGCCTTTGGCCCTCCAGGTGGCTCCTCCCTTACTTCATCTAAAACCCATTGAGGATATGGATGATCCCCCTTACCCTGCGTTGTTGCTGCTAAGGCTGCCTCCCGTTTTTCCTTGGCATTTTTGTAGCTTTTAGATGCTTTCATCTTTGGAGTTACTTTATCATCATCATCTCCCACTTTAGCCTTGAACCATTCCTCTATCCCCTCTCGCATTCGCGCTGGGGCAGTTGCTTCTCTGGATCCCTGCTTCCAACCAAACAGGGTATCGTAGTTTTTCATTGCTGCGTCTAAATCATCATCAAACTTACACATATTCTTAAATGCATCAGGAAAACCACAATCTTCTAATCTTTGCTTCGTATTATCTACAAATTTCTTACTAGTGTCGGTCATTGCATATTTACCCCCCGGAGCATGGTTTTTATCAACCTTCTTCTTCGCAGCTATTCTATCAGGGGCACATACGCTATCTACTGTATCATTACTTTGCTGTCCTACTTTATGTTTAGTATTAGAACCATGATCGGTAAAAACTTTTAATTCTCTATCGACATCCAAACACTTAGGCCCATCTGGGTCTTCTGAATCTACTGGAACCTCTCGTACTAAAGCCTTGGCCCCCGCAAAAGGGGTCTTTCCCCCATCACACCCCGTTGCATAATGTTTTCTCTGATCATCAGAAAGTAAACTATCAAAATGATCGACGAGTTCATCCTTTGTATAAGGTTGTTTAGTATCTGGGTTCTCACAGAAAGTATCAATCATATCCGCTTTAGCTCCTTGATCTGACATTTGCTCTGTTTGCCCTTCAATTTCTGCTCCTCCTCCTACAGCCCTTGTTGATGCAGCTTTTAATTTTCCCATATACTCTTCTTCAAAGTCTCTATTGACTGCAAGTATAAGAATAACAGCTTGAAGTCCACCGAGAGGATTGTCACCACTTGCAATTTCTTGTAGTCTCTCGTCTATAACCTCCTCAGAAACCCCTGCGTCTATGAATTTTTTCCTTAGCCAATTTATAGCCACCAGATCGTCAATTCCATCTTCATCGCCAATCAATAAAGTTCCCGCTCGTCCCCCCATCCCAACCTCAAATACAGTAACAAGAGTAGGGACATCCAATGCTACTTCCATAGCAGGTATATATATCTTACCCCCTTTAGGACCTATTTTTGGATCATTGTTTTCGTCCTTTTCATAATCTGCCTCCTTTTTATCTGTGGTTGTCCCCCCATCAGGTGTAAGCCACAAATCTGTTCCATCAAGATCTTTAGATTGAACTTCACCCTGGGATTTTTCCGTAATCTCCATCAACTCAGTGAAAGCTTCCTCTCTCTCCCCTTCGTCTTCACTATCTAACCAAGTTGCTAGGTAAGGTGTTGCTTCAGCCATAAATTCTGCTGCGCCTCCCCTCCATTGATTTCTCCTTCCTGTCTCTTTCTTATCTACTTTAGGAATTTCTTCGGCACTTGACCCGATACCCCACTCTTCTTGATTCCTTTCTTGAAGAGCATTTAAATCAGCAATGGCTTCCTCAAGGGGCTTATCCCCTTCCACCATAAAATCCGTCTCAAAATAAGACCCACGAAAGACTACACCATACTGTGTAATGCTTATACCGTTATCATTTATAAAAGTATTAATCTTTTCTACAAATTTACCATCTCTTGCCAAGTCAGGATTTTGTGCTATTTGTGTATTAATAGTTAGAAAATCCCCTAAAGCCTCTAGGGCTCTAATTTTTTGCTCCGCTGCTCCTGGAATATTAGTGAGAGGGGCATTCACCAATTCGTTAAGTTGTTCCACCTGATCAGGTGCAAATCTCTCATCTAGTCCCCCCAAAGTTTCTATCATACCAAGAGTACCCTCTGTTAAAGCGTCTAGTTTATCTTGGAGCGGATCCACTTCTTCTTCTTCTGGGTCTTGTGATCGCATTGGAGTTTCTCCTCCAAACTCACCTAGCCAAGCCGCTGCTAGTTTATAACCGAATTCCTCTTCATTGTCAAAGTCTAGCTCCCCAAAATCAGAAACATTTTTCGCACCTATATTGCTACCCGAAATCTTTACTACTTGATTTCCCCCCTCATCCTGACTTGATTCCATATTGATGTTTCCACCATTACCTAGCCCCGTTTGATTGCCCCCTGCGTCAAAAGCTGCCTTTATATCAGCTTGAACACTTGCCATCTGAGATGCCAAGCCTGTTTCTTTAGAATCTTCTTTTTTTTCAGAGAGAGATAGTTTAAATTTCCTCTTCTTTAGAAGGGCGTAGCTGTCTAGTAATGCGTAATAGTAATCCATAGGTTCTTTATTATAGAAATAGCCCAGCCCAAAAAAATCTAGGCTGGGCTATGTCAGTCTTTAGTTGTAGTTACTTGTATCTCAGATGACCTTTGGATTCTCTGTAGAGATCGTGTGATCCATAAAGTCATAACGGAGAACCATTTCAATTGTATGGAATTCGTTAGTACCATAGTTAAACTCAGCAGTTTTCCAACTAATGGGCCACACACCATATAAAACAGTCTCGTAATTAGGGGCTCCCTGTGCATCTAAATGAATAATAGATGCGCTATCTGCTTTAAATTTTCCAGCAGAATTCCCAAACTGCCCATTCATGGGGTTATAAACAGCTTGCTGAAACCACTCCCACAATATCACCGAGACCGCACCATTCTCTAGATAAAAGTTATCAAAAGTAACAGTAACCTCTTCAGGAGTAGCTTTACCAGGATAAAACACCTTATCATTTACACGATTAACTTCAATAGGCTCAGAAGCAAAACCTACCGCAGTAACCTGCTTTGCGGCTAAAGTAAATTTACTTGGAAAGGAAGCATTATCAGTTACTCCCTTGGGAAGCGTTAAATGAATCTCCCATTGATAGGCCCTTACGGAATCTAATCCGAGTGAGATAATGGGAGTATTAACATGGGTTCCAGGCGTAATCGTCCTCCCCAGATCTGTCGTTCTATAATATGATTTTGTGTCGCTCATTTTATTTTCTCCTTTTTATTAGCTTAAAGTAGCTGATTGACTCATCAAGTTAAGTTCAAAGATTACCATTTCGGCAGTCTTCGTGGGCTTAATAAGAACTTTACACCACAATTCGTTTCTGTCTACCCTAATTGGAGTATTAACAGATTCATCGCAAATCACTTTGAAGTCTGTAATACCCCTTCTCTGGGAAATATCATTAAGTAGGGGATTAATAAGACTAGTAACTAGTTCCCAAGTGAATCTGTCATTTGGTTCGAACACCAATCTTTGAGTAGATTGAAGAATCACTTTCTTAATGTAAATCATCATGCGTCTTACATTAATTCTATCCAACGCTGTGGGCTGTCTCTGAGAAGTTCGTTGTCCAAAAATAGCAATCCCGTTTTGGGGGAAGTTGACAATTGGATTGAGACAGTTTCCACCAGAGTACATTGAATCCCTATCGCCTTGGTTGAGGACCACTTCCACATCCGTAGGCTTGGTCAATCTACCTCTAACGAATCCAGCGGGAGCAAACCAAGGGTCAGAAACATTATCTGTGTAGGTCATTTGCCTACACCCATAAATCTCGGGGGCTAACCAGCGATCTTTCGCATCAAAAGTCTGAAATACTTTCAACCAAGGCCAGTAAATAGCTCCATAAGAACTATTAACTGCGGTGGTTCTTTGCGTAGCAAATCCGTTACTCCAGTTAATCGCATCTCCTGTAGTGCCAATAGCATACGGGGGCGAGATAAGGGCAAGGAAATTTGTAGTAGCTTCTGCTTTTGTAATAAGGGCATTTTGAATTGATTGATTATCTCCCACCCCAGGTCCAGGAGCGATAGCAATCGAAATGTTTAACACAGGATCATCTAGTGCCTCAATACCAGTCTTGCCTCCAGTGGCTAAAGTAGCTCCAATAACAGCGGTGGCTACCCCAGCATCCCAAGCCGGAACACCATTAGTACCGTCTGCTAAATTATAAGTACCTTGAACCAGCTTAACGAAGCGCGGGTTAGCAGCAGCCGTGGCTTCTCCTTGATCACCATTAATGGTAAAGCCTTCTGCTCCTGCTCCTCCCACTAAACTTCGAAGAGGTTTTTCATAGGAAGTAAGAGCAGTTACAGGAAGCGCAGTATCATATTCACCAGAAGCAAAGTTGGCCGTAATATACTCGGAGGTTCTTCCTGCATAGGTAGTTCCGATTGTGTCCTCTACGAAGGCTCCAGAACTCATCCCAGCCTTAAAGTTTTCGGCAGCCGTTCCTAAGTCATTAACGGTATCCACCGTTACCTCTCCACCATTCACAGCTACTCCAAAGGACACACCACTCGTATCTCCATTGGCTTTAGTTCCTGCGTTGTAACCCTCTCCAGGCCAAAGGCTCTGAACATGGTAACAAACAGAGGTAGTATCAACATCGGTGCCAGAACAAGTTAGGGAAGAAGCAGCAGCCCCAATAGCCCCACTAGATCCAACTTGATCAAGGGGTGCAAGTATATTCATTCCCACCCAAACTTCAGCGGCATTTAAAACCTCTGAAGTAATTTCCATCGTTGCAGCAGCCCCAGCGGGAGAACCTACAATAAAGGAAGAAGCGTTAAGAGTATTTGCATCTGCAAAAGCACCCACTTTATCAGCATCTAATGCCCCTCCTAATACTTTTTGAAGTCCTAAAATACTAGTAGCACCTTGGACAGACGATAAAGCGATTGTACTCGGTGGGATAGTATAAGTCTTAGTATCTACTAATTTATTTCTAGCATTATCATAAGTGGTAATAACAAATCTAACCGAAGAGGTAGTACTATCAGCACTTCCAATAGAAGACATACCAATGTTATCCCCAGTAATCCTGGTTCCCGCAGGATCCCGTGGAAAAATTGGAGAACCTTGAGTACCACTAACGGAAACTGCTGGACATCCACCAATCTGAATTGCAGAGGAAGCTTCCACGCCACCCGAAGTACAACGGATAAATCGCAGAGAGTTAGTAGTTTCTAAAATTTCCAAAGCCCCTTCTAAGGCTTGTCCCTTAATACCTTCATTGGGTTCACCAAAGGTATCCACTAACTGCGTAGGACTAGTAATTAAAGTAGCTTTTTCATTATTAAGTCCCGCAACGGGGCCTCTGGAGGCAAATCCCACAATCCCTACAACAGAGGAATTAACACTTGCGGGATAATCAGACAGGTCTTTTTCGATGACATAGACACCGGGGCTTACAAATGTGGGCATTTAAGATCTCCTATTAAATATTCTTAATTCGAATTAGATTTCGTTGTTGATATCTAATTACATCTTCGGTGATATATGAAGCGGGAACCTTGATAGTTTTATTAGGGGTAAGAAAGAAACTCTGTACGGTCCCATCTGGGGTACGAAACGGAAGACTCCAGCTTTGTAAACTTGTGTTGGTAATGGACTTCATAATAATTCTCCATAGTATATACAAGCTTTAGAAGAGTTTTTGTTCATTTTTTTTA